AACAACCTTTTTCTTGTGAAAAGGGGAAACTACAAAAAACCATAAAAATTGAAAAATGAAATTTGCTATCTTGTTCATTCATACATGATAGCAAATTTCAAATTATCGGAAAATTTTTACAGTGCTTCTTTTATATTTTCGCTCATTTCAACTTCCCAAGTATTGATTTAAGAATATCTTTCTTTTCTTCAAAAAACCGTTCAATTAACGGGACAACTTTTTCATTAAAGTATTTTTCGTCTGGGTTTGCCCCGTCCCTTTCTTTATGTCGTTGGTTTGTTTTTTTCAACCAGTAACATTCCATTGATCTGGCAAAGCATTCAGTTGATCTGGTCCAATAATCTTTTTTCTTCCAGTCTCCCTTCATTCCAGATTTGAAGGTTTCAGCTATCTCATATTCAAGACTTCCAACTGATTCTGAAGCATGATATTTATTATACTTCTTCCCGATTGTATAATCGATAAAATGGCCTACTTCATGTGCAAATGTTAATCCAGCACGTTTTTCACCGCCATGAAATGAAACACCGATGGACTGCATTGCTGGGAAAAACAGTCCGACTTCTTTACTTGCGTGCATTCTCATACTTCCTGAATGTGAAACTTTCATTCCAAAATCTTTAGACATTTCTTTTAAACTGCCAAATACTCCATAAACAGAATCGGCTGCTGTTTTGACCTGTTCAAGTGCTTCAGGTGAAACCGGATCTCCATTCTGCATTTTAACTTTAAATCCATGAGTATCAAGAAGATCGTCAACTGTTCCGGAGTCACCATAGGAAGTTTCCCTTCCTTTTACATAGGTTGAATTATTAATCCTGTCATCAGTATTGAATTTTAAATTTCTTTTTGAAGTTTCTGAATATTCCCTTACTTTACGGTATTCATTGAAAACATTTTTAAACTTCTCGATTTCATTTTTTGAAACATATCTACCGTATATATGGTTTGATATATGGTTGAAATTATCATAGGACATTGAATTTTTCGCTTTACGCGGTCCAATTCTCTTTTTCCTGTATGATTTATATAGCAATTCTATTTCTTTTTCTGTCGCTTCAGGATTATCTTCTCTTAAACCTTTCATATAATCCTGTTTATATAAAGCACGTTCCCGCATTACTGCATAATTTTCAATAGAAGATAGCATATCTGAAGAAACAAGGGCATATCGTTTTATCAGTCCTTCCGGTCCAGATCCGATTCTTTCTTCATCGGTCTGGATTAATAATTTGCCGTTTTCAAGCTCAACTGCATGTAGTTTATAGTTTAGATCCTGAATGTATCTTAAATCGATCTTCGGGAAATAAGACGGGAACGGAATATTTAAAACATTTTTTTCTTTAAATGAAATCAGTTCATTGTCTGGGAAAGCAGTGTAATCTAATACTGGTTCCTTAAACTTGATACCAGATTCATTCATTCCAAAATCCCTTTTTTCGGGTAAAAATTCTATTTCGGCAGCATTCTTTTCAACAAGAAATTCAGCTTCATCTTCAGTAAGTTCGGTTCCTACTATTTTCTTTTTTGTTTCGTTTCTGTTTTCTGGCGTTGCTTCATTTATCAATTCGTCTATTTTTTCGGGATCGGTTTCTGGTAAATTTTTAAAAGAGGAAGCTGGGGCAAATCCGGCCGAGCTTTCAGATTTATATTTATAAACCAATTCATTTGTATTCCCTTTTATAATTGCTTCAGTGATTATGACTTCTTCTTCTGGCGTTGGTACTGATCTTGCTTTCTTCCCGAATCCTGTTGTCATTATGCTTGCTTTCATAATCATTTTCGTTCCAGGTTTCACGGCATTATCAAGCAATCTCTGTTTTTCGTCCTTTTCTTTTTCGATTTCTTCCTTCGCTTCCTGGACGGCTTCTTTTACTGGGTTTGAATCCGGCATGGTTTCAAAATTATTCTGATCTTCTTTTATTTTTTCATTTCTTTCATCATCAAACTTTTTTCCAAGTGCTTCAAGTTTATCCCTTTGTTCTCTTTTTTTAGCGGCCTTGTTTTTCATTTTTACAGCATCATCAAAAGAGGCTGTTTCATCACCTAATTCATTTTTGAAAAATTCTATAAGTGATTCAACTGTGTCAGTTTCCCAGTTGAAATTTTCGAGTTTTTCTTTTACTTTTGGGATTAATGGTTTTACTGTATTTGCTATATCCTGTGCCATAGGGTTTCCCTTCATGGATTTCTTTTTTGCAATATCAACCATGTTTTGATATTCCTGAAGTTTACCTTCAAGGAAATCTTTTGCCATAACCGCTGAAGGCATGTTCTCATTTCTTGCGTATGTATCTGGATTTTTTACTGTTTTAATCAGGTTTACCGCTTCATTTCCATATTCTCCGGCCACACTGTTTTTAAATTGTGTTTCCAGGTCGCTCCCTTCCATTTCTGGATCTTCTGTTATGGCAATATCGACTCCGATTCTTTTATAAAAAGATCTCAATTGCTGAATATCCATAGGTGTAATATTTGAAGAAATATTATTTAATTCCTGCTTTACCATTTCGGCCTGTGAAATTGATTCAGGATCTCCCCTTCCAATAAGCCAGTCTGCTGTTTGCTCCAAGTGTAACTGAATGAATTGTTTTTCCATTGTTTCTACTGAAGGAATTTTATATTCAGGTTCTTCTTCAGGCATGGTTTCAAAATTGTCTTCCGGTTCCCCGTTTTGAAGTCTTTCAAGTTCGGCTGAATCTTCTTCAATCGCCTGAATTAATTCACTGTAATTCGGGTGACTTTCATCCAGTTCTGAAAGTTTCATTGTGTTTTCATAAATGTCATTTTCGAGTATTTCTATTTTTGAATTTTTTGTAGATTCCAGCTTGTTTTTAAGTTTGGAAATTCCGTCTTCAGGTTCCGGCATGGTTTCAAAATTATCTTCAGCTGGCTTGCTTTCAGGAATAACCAGGGAAGGCCTTCCATATTTTTCATAGAAAAACTTCATTAACTTCATGTTTAGTTTTGGTTTTCCCGCTGGCGGTTTTCCAGTTGGTTTTCCTGCTGGCTTTCCAGTTCCACCGCCTCCGGTTGGATCTTTTGGTTCGGCTCCAAATTTAAGATCCCATTTTATCTTATTTTTGAAATATTCCAGGGCATGTTCCATAAAAATGGATTCAGTCACACCGAAAGAAGATTTCACATTGTTTTCTTTATAGTCTTTCTTCAGGACTTCTTTTGTTTCTTTCGGGCTTTTTTTGAAATAATCGGCAACACTGTCCCATAATGATTTTTTGGAATCCTTGTTTTTTTCCGACTGATAGGCTTTGAATTCTTCTTTCGTGTAGAAATATCTCCAGGGTGTTTTCGGGTTCCCTGTTGCTATTTTTTTGTAGTATTTTACAGAACCGGCTTTTCTGACTTCAATCTTTAAAGTTGACTTTACAATATTGCTGATAATCTTTTTTTTATTTTCTCTTACGACTTCAGAAAGTCTATCAAATGGGTTCATTCATTGCCTCTTTTGTATGTCGACGACATTCATGTCGTCGAGTTAATTGTATCGTTCCCGGTTTTATCGGTTATCAAAATTTCCCTTGTCGAAAGAATTCAGGTTCAATTCAGTCCTTGATTTTTCCAGGTGAACATCAATTTTTTTAATCTTGCCAAAAAGGAAATCCGGTTTTGTTCGGAAAACTGTTTTTATTTGGCTTATAAATAATTTCACTTCAAAACCGAAAACAGGCCTTGCAAAATCTGTTGAAGAAAGGCTGGGTTCGGCATCTTCAGAAAGGGTAACTGCGACTCCCTGATATATATGCGGTAAATCATTTGCAAGCAATGGAAGAAGCCCGTCGATTACTTCATAGATCCAGTGGGCATTTTTCCGGCCGATATTTCCGGCATCAAATCCACAAATGACAATTTCTGAATTAACCTTCCAGCTGAATTTCTGGAAATTTTTGGCTTTCATGAATTCATCAAAAATCCTTTGCGGGGGCATCCGGTATTTTTCAAATTGCTGGGAAACATGATTTAATTTATTTCTGAAATCTTCATTGTTTTTAAAATGGCCTTCGGACATTCCCAGAAATTCAGTTCTGTGATCCCGTACCCATTCAACACCGACTTTCGGGAACATACTGTCAAATCCTGCTTCTGAAATACCTTCCTGAAATAAAGGGTGTCCCTGAATAACCGGACAATCAATTTGACGATCCTGAAGGCCGGTCAGATTTATATTATCTTTAAGATAGTTAATAACTGCTGTTTCTGGCGGGGCAGCATAAGTTACAAGGATTGCCCCTTTGTCCCTGCCGTCTGACCGCCGTTTTTGATCTTCCAGGATAGTTGTCATAAAATTTTAAGTCCTTCTTTTAATCCTTTCTTCAGTAATTCCATGACTTCCTTTCCGGCTCCGCTGAAATCGCCTTTCACAATGGCATTAAGTGACGGGGATATTTCGGCAACTGCTGTATTCAAGCCATTTAAAGCCCCTGTTTCCAGGGTGTGAATTGTTTTAGCCAGTGAATCAATTGCCCCTTGATTTTTTTCAAACATTTTCAGTAATTGATTCTGCATTTCAAATCCGATCTGGGCTGCTGAAGCTCCGGCTTTACCGGCAAAAATAGAATTTTGTTCATTTTTTGAAGCAGTGATTTGATTGAATCCAACTTTATCAATTGCTGAAGCATCCTTAATTCCGGATTTCTTTTTGTAAGTAAGGCCTGTTGCTTCTGCGTAACTGTCGCCACGTTTAACCGCTTCAATTCCCCTTAATTCCTTCGGAAGCATCATTTCTCCCTGCATTCCATAGGAAGAAGCATTTTTTTCCAGATCCATCATGGCAGCATGAAAATCGCCTTTGTTGTTCTGAAGGGCAAGACTCATAGCCATAGATCCACCGATTCCACCGCCAAAAATACCCTTTTTGGCCTGTCCGGTCGTCCGTTCTGTAATTGCCATTCTGCGGGACGGGTCCATTGTCGCCCCGTCTGATCGGCCGATTCCGGCAGCCGATTCCGTGAAACCTGTCATGTCGCCTGAAAAACCTTTTTTCCGGAATGAATCCGAAAGGTTCGCAAGCTGGCTTAAATATTCATTTTGTCTTAATCCTGAAAATCCGGTTTCGGAAGCTGCCCCGCGGTAATAATTAATACCCTTCCCAGCGTTTCCCATTTTCAGTTTTGCCATAGATCCGACAACTTCAGAAAGTCCGGCTCCCTGACTGGCAGCAAATTTCATTTCATCTTTACTGACAAGATTCCCTTTTTTGTAAACATCCTGTCCGGAAATTTTACCTGAAGCGACTCCGGCCTGGGCAACTTCCGAGCTGGCAAAATAACCGCTTCCACCGCTTACATAACCGCCGGTCGCTCCGAATGTCCCTTTCTGGCTTTGAATGGCCTGTACGTGCCGTCTCCCTACGTCTGAGACAAGTTTTAAGGCTCCGGCAACCATTCCGGCAATCGCAACACCGGCAAAGGGAACGGCTTTTGCCATAGATCCTAAAATTTTACCGCCGGTCCCGCCTGCTCCGGCCGTTGCCCCGCCGGTCGCTCCGCCTCCAGCTGGGGGAACAAATCCGCTTGCCCCGCCGGTAGCCCCGGACTTCGGAACATCCATTTTATCAATTTTTACATTTTTAAAGACGGCATTTTCAAAACTGCCCTTTTTATCCTGACCTGTTGCATATTTAGCATGATCGTAAACATCATTATTTTCTTTTTTGAATCCAGTGGATTTACTATCGCCTGCTTTCTTTCTTGAAAAACTTTTAAGAATATCTGCCCGTTTGCTGAAAGCATTATAAAAACCGCCGGACATTCCTTCATCAAGATCTGACTGAAATCCTGAAGCTGCTGTTTCTCCTGCCTTTTTACCTGTGGATATTGAAGATACCCCGCTTGATTCTCTTCCCCTGCCCCTGCTTCCTCCGCTGTCCCTTCTGGCCGGTTCCGGTCGTTGTGGCAATCTTGGATCTGTTCCGGTTCTTGTTTTTACTGGAATTGGTTTTTTGATTTCCTGAAGAATACGTTCAAGGCTTTTCAGCCCTGAATCATCAAGTTTCGGTGTGATCTTAATATTTACGTTTTCTTCTGACATTTTCTTTTATTCTTCAAATCCAATTTTCTTTTTCAGCGTTTCGATCTTTTGATCTTTTAAATCGCTGGCATGTTTTTCAAGTCTGGCCTGGTCGTATTGCTCCACGTCCTTCAGAAAATTTCGTACTCCCATCGGAAGCATTTCCAGCGGATTTGCTTTCTGAAGGTCCTGAAGCTCCTGGAATAGTTCTATCATTGGAAGATAATTCTGGAAGTTCCCCATTATCGACATTGCTTCGATTATTACCCTTTTTTGATCCGGGAATAATCTGTCCAAAGTCAAATTCTGGCTTGGAAGTAGTTTCATTTCCTTCATCAAGAACAGGTCTTGAATCAGTTCTGGGTTCTGAATTAACAGTTCTTTTGTGTTTATTTTTTTTTAGGGAAGCTGAGAAGGCTTCCTTTTTTTCGTGAAATTTATTGTAAAGTTCAATGACAAAATCATAATCATCATGATCCTCCCACGATTCAAGGAATTCAAGTTCTCTTGGCCGTCTTGTGATAGCTTTGTCAAGCGTACAGCAAGCCAAAATATAGCCATAGGTCGCATTCGGAATAGATTCAATCGGAACCCCGTTTAATCTACGGCCAACCGCTAAATCAATATCAATATCATCTTTTGGTAAGGGAATATTGCCCTGGAATTGAAATTTATCAACTTCAATTTGAAAACTTCGGTCTAAATTTAATATGTTCATTCCTTCAGTTTACATCCAGAATAAATATCGGAAAGAAAAAACCCCTGAAAAGCCAGGGGTTTATTTTTTTTTAGTGATAGCCTTCCATCGGCTCCCAGTCCATTAATTCAAATGAGACTCGACGGCCAGTGAAATCATTGTTTGTTATGTCAAATCCTTCAGTTTGAACGGCTCCCGTAAGTTGTCCGATCCGTTTTCCTGTTGTTTTGTGGATAATCAGGATTCCAAAAAGATCATCCGCTTTTGCATCATCATGAGTATCAATAGGAATAACACCTTCTTCTTCTGCGACAAGAACATGAAATTCCCCGTCTGCCGTTCCAGCCCAGTCCAGCGACTTCAGGCCTCTTGGCTTTCTGTAACCTATCGCTTTGACAGGCCTGACATTATTCTGAATATTAACTGAAATTGATTTCATGTAACCGGCTGCTCGGCCGTTCACTTTGATAATTGCATCATTTCCAGTTAAAATTTCAGGGTTTGGTTTTAAACTTTGATCTGGCATCTTTCATTACGCTCCTGTTGAAGATCCTTTTACTACGTCAAGATTCATGAGTGAAAACATGAAATTGATCGGGGAAACCATGTTTCCATTCGGGAACACAAAATACATCACGTCCCCGTCCCGTTGAATTGTATAGTTTTCGTCAAATGCTGATTCCCCAGTGTAAATATTCCGGGTCAACCATCCGTAACGTGCAATATAAATATTCTTGAATCGGTTGTTTATGTCGGTTCTAATATCGGCATCGGTAATTTCACCGCCAAAAGCATCCGGATCAACTGGTACTTCTCCCAGATAATTGACTTCCATCCATTCCCTGAAGTCCTTAACCAGTCCCAAGGCAGTACATACAGTTGAAGTTTGATTCAAAATCAAGTTTTCCTTCTGGTAGGAAGTCAAAGCAAAAGTAATTTTGAATGGACCTTTATTCGGCTTTCTGTCAACAATAAGCCCGCCTGTTGCCATAATCTTTTTCTTGATCGTTTTGCTGTATTTTTCGGGTGCATCAAGAATATTCAGATCCTTGTAAGTGGGAGTTTCCCGCAAATTGGAAGCTGCCTTGATTGCATTGTGTATTACTCCCAGCATCCAACCAGAAAACAGTTTTTCAGTAATTCCGTCTGCCTGTCTGACAAGCACGGGAGACAGTCCAGGGGTTACATATTGAGTATTCAGTAATTTTACGACTGCAAGACGATCTTCAATCGGTGTTGTCATGTCTGTTCCACAAGTTCCGAATTTCTCAAATGATCCGTCCGGAGAATTCCCATAACCAATTTTGTCCGCCAAATGAAGGCCAACTGAAGTTTCATCACTGCAAACAGAAAGGAAAAATCCATTAGATTCATTATCGTAAACATAATTGATAGCTGCGATAAAATCCGCTGGTGTAGGTGCTATACTGTTCCCGCCGGTCAAGTAGACGAAAGAAGCAATATCCGCAAGGGGTTTTTTAACCGTTGCTGATTCAACTTCAACCAGTCCGGAACCGGAAAGATAGGTTTTTTGTTCCTGAAATAAAGCAGTCAATGTTTTCACTGCTTTAATATCAATATTTTCCGTTGCTTCAATGTGATCCAGCCAACTTGTCAACCTGTCTGGGTTTGATTCAATGGTTGCCACATAACCGGCTTTTGAATTGATAAAATCGACTGCTTCACCTATCGTCTTATAATCAGCAAAAGGAATTGAAAGGTTTTCACTCCCATCGCCCGGGGCCGTCAATACGGTTGAAATCTTTGTTTCATCAATGACAATTATTGCGGCTGAAGCATCACCGGTATAAACGATAGTCATTTCATCCGCAATCAATGAAGGGGAAGTTTCAATATTTGAAGAATCACCTATTTCGATAACTTTACCGCCGGAAGTGATTCTAAGCCTTGTTTCATTCCCTTTTTTACCAGGAACCATTGCTTTTATTGTTGCCTGGTTCGCTGCTATTGTAGTATCAAGAATAGCTGAAGCAGCGGTCGTATTTGAAACATTGATCCCTTTGATAAGCTGTGGACCTGCTGAGAATCTTTCATCTTTTGACGGTCTGAACGCTGTTGCAATTGCATCAGCAAGATCACCTTTTTGAAGAATTGCTTTTGATTCATCGCCGTTCCCGAATTCCATAATTCGTTTGTCTTCAGCTAAAGTTGTGTTAGAAAATTTCCATCCATTTTCTGAAGCTCCAATTATGATTAAAGTTGTAAAATCTTCTGATAGTCCCTTAGCTGGGGGCTTTGCTCTAAATGCTCCCCTTGCTCCAGGGATTCTATAAAGTCTCCCTAAGAATTCAACTGCACGATTACCCATAAATTTTCTCCCATATCTCTTTTATTGATTTTCCTTTACTTTTCAAAGTAGTGGAAATTATATAATTTCTTGTTCGCTGGGAAATAACATTGCCGGTTTCCTTTTCTTTTGACAAAAAGAAGTCATCAAATTTATCTAATTTAACTTTCTTCCCTTCAGATCCGGTTCCATCTTCTTCAGGTTCGGTTTCATCCGGTTCCTGGTCATTCCCAGATTCATCTTCAGATCCGGTTTCTCCCGGAATCAATTCTTCTTCAGTATCTATAAATTGATCTTTTTTCTTTCCCATTGTTAAATAATACCAACTTCTATTTTATCGGAAAACTTTTTCTTTTTATGGCGGGAATACGCCTGGTCCCATTGATAGCATCATAGGGGGGGCTGAAGCCTGCGAAACGTCCGCTGTTCCGTATTGGATTGGACTTTCCATCCATTTATATTCAAGATCCGTTCCGGCCTTCCCTTTCGGGTCAAATGTATCAGTCACGGTCGTGATATATCCGAATTCCCCGATTTCTTCCAGTGCTTTTGAAACGTCTGGGTTCATTTCTGTATCATATCTATTTGTAATTGAAAAAGGGATTCCAGCCCTGACAAATCCGTAAGGAATTGAAATGCTCCCTGAAGCAATTTTAAGATCCTTTTCATTGCAGAAAATATTAAAAAGCATGTCCCGGATTTTATCCAGTTCTGTTTTATAGTTTTCTTGATCTGCTTTTTTGAAATTCTCCCGCGGGGACAGTCCGGCCATTTTTACATGAAGGGGTTTTTGCCCGAAAATTTTTAATAAATTTGAATTATATTTCGGTGGATTAATGACAGAACCGGCATTTTCATAAACATTCATTGTAACATGAACACCGCTTGAAATTTCTGAAATTTTTTCCGAAAATGATATATTCTTTATCCCTTTTGCATCAATTTCATAAAACGGATCAATATTTTTATTCCATTTCCCGTCTTTATCAAAATAGCAAAAGGGGGTTTGCCGGAAAACTAAAACGGCTCCAAATGAAGGAACAGTGTATTTTTGAACCGGCTGCCAGCCTGAAGCAAGCTCCGCTTTTGTTTTTGGCAATCCAATTGAAAGAACGCCTGATTTATCAGGGGTATTTTCTCCGCCAACCGATTCAAGTGGATCAGCGAAATTTTCATACATAGGCGGACTGGAATATGAATTGAGAATGTCAAAAAAGTTTACATCTTGCCCGACATTTAAGGACGACATTAAATTTGATTCCATGACTAAATTTACAGTATATGAAGTTCCCGTCACTTTAGGGGAAAGGATTGCCCCTGACTGTCCTTCAGTTGTTGTGGCTATGATCTTTTTACCGCCGTAAAGTTTCGGACCGCCAACCAGGGTTCCAAAAATCAATTTATAAAAAAGATTATCCCATATTGAAGAAACGGCCATTTTTATATTTGTTGATTTGCTGACAAGATCCGCTGCCGATTTCAGAAGCCCTGCAAATTTTTCAGAAGTCCTGGGAATTCCGTCTTTTGCTATATGGTGCATGTCCAGGAAGAATTCATTTTCCTTCAGTAGATTGTCAACTGTCGGCAATGTTATACTTCTGGAAACAGATCCAGAAGCTGCAATTGTGACTTGTCTTTCTGAAACATAGGTAATATTTATCTGTCTGAATTTTCCATATTCGCTGTCAAAAGAAAGAAGCTGGACGAAAGCCATAGGACAAAACAATTCATGGAATCTTAATTGCTGATCCTGCCCGTTAATCTGGACAGTGTATGAAGAAGATCCTTTTATATTTAAAGTTATTCTGCCATTCCCTGAAATTATCGATCTGACTGAAGTAACGGTTCCGGCCAGATAGGTAACTGGAAAATCAATTACAGAATCAAACATTGGAGAAAATATCTTCAGTTTAATTTCTGGTTTTACAAATAATTTTTTAGCTATTTTTTGTGGCATTATATTACTGTGGTGTCCCTGTATTTTTTGGCCCTGTCGGATCATCCTGGTAAGGGTGAACGTGACCTTTAAGTGAAATACCAGTTGATTTTACGTCAATATCGCTTGATATTTCTCCTGTTGCTGAAATTCCACCTGTTACCGCTGTATTTCCAGTAATATCAGTATTTCCAGTAATTACAGTTTGGCCGGTAATATTTACATTTCCAGTGACATTCAAATTTCCAGTGACATTCATATTTGAAATGTTCCACATTACTGTTTTTGTCGCAAAATCAATTTGACCGATTAGAACATTGGCAGCATCAAAATATTGAATCATGTTTACTGTCTGCCTGACAAAATAACCGGATTCATGGAAATCTACAATATCAGTTTCCTTTACGAAAAAAGCCCTGTATTTATTCCAAAAGGTGTCCAGGTTTTCAAGTTCAATATCTGTTGCGAAAAACGGGTAAAGTCTTGTAATTATCGGGGATCGATAAGAACCAAATGCAAAATCAACTGATACAAGCTGATTCATTTTAATGGGTTCCGTTCTCCCGTGTGCGGTATTGGTTACTCCTATTCTCGGACCAGGGTAACGGACATTTTTATATATTTCACCTGTTTGCAAAATTATATCTGCCCTGAATCGCTCCCTGACAAGTGTAACCATAGCAAGGGCAGTGGGAAAATTCCGATCATCCATTGTCCCACGGTTCCGGCTTACTTCAGGCCTTTTGTTTTCAAAAGATTCATGTTTCATAATTCTATCACATAGCTCCGGCCGGAAACGGAATAGACGTTAAATAAATACATTAAAACATCACCATCCTGTTCTAATCCGGTAAATTCAGCGGTTTCAACCTTTGGATTTTTTTGGATCTGAGAAAGAAGATCCAGAATAAAACCACCGTTTATTATTGTGTTCGGAAGTTCACCTATCGGAACCGGATTTCCTTTTGATAAATCTGCAATCCAGGAACCCTGCGGAACATCGACAAGATCAAGCAAACTGTTTATAAGTGATTCATCACCGGAAATAATGGCAAGATCTCCATTCGGTGCAACTGCAAAATCCCTTTGTACTGTTAATTTCAGGTCAACACCAACAAGGCCAATTTCAAGATCCCGCGGGGACGGATTGAATGGAAGTTTTGTGAAAATTCCGGTTTCTGTCCCTATCGGAATTCTGATTGAATGTCTGGCAAGTTTCCCTTTTGTGTCTTCATTCCAGATTGATAAAGCCTGACCAAGATCCTTTGTTCCAAGGACTTTTTCGGCAATTGAATCATAGCTTTCCCCAGGCTGTAATTCATAAATTCTGTATTTTTCTTCAGAATTGGAAATTGCAATTGCAGCTTCCATTTCGATTATAATATTTTGAGCATCTATAATGAAAGTATAAAGATCGTTGTCGATCCATTCGGTAAAATCGGCTCCTGGCTGTAAGGCTTCAAATTCATAGGAAGAATCGCCGGAAACAGGCGTTGTGTATGCTCCCAGAAGCGACATTAATCCGGCAAGTCCGCTTGTCGCATTTTCAATTTCCTGCATAAATCCAGCTTCAGCGGATCTGGCCATGTCATAAGTCCGGTCAAGTTCTGCTGAAATCGCTTCAGTGGTCCATTGTTTTTTATTGGCTCCAATTATCCCTTTCAGGTTTTCGCTGATACTTTGAAAATTTCTTCTCATTAACATCCCGTCTTCATTGAGTGAATTTTTCATTCGATCCCAGGCGGGGGCAAGGTTCCGTAAATTTGTAATAGTTGTATCAACAAATTGAGTCAATCGGACTAAGGCTCCGGATAATTCCAGCGGTAAATTAATCAGCGTTTCCAGTTCATTAATTAGTCCAGAAATAGCAAAGGCCGGATTTATCCTGATTGCCTGCTGAGAAATCATCATTTTATTCATGTCACGGATGGACACAAGATTCAGCGAAAATTTGTAAGTATTCGTATCATCTACGGATCTGGTAATTGTGAACCCGTTTTCCGGAATAATGACTTCAGAATATCGCTGCCTGTCATAATCGGAAAAGACAAATCCAAAATTTGAAAAATCAAATCCGCCTTCTACTGAATAAAGAGTCTTCAGCTTAGTTATATATGGATCACTTGATATATAGTAATTATCTTTAAACTTTGAAGAATAAAGCATGAAAATGAAATCATGGAATTCTTGAACACCTGTCCTTGATACGCCTGGAATAAATTTCAAATATTTATTCATTACTCCTTCAGCATAACCTTTCCCAGCATCGATAATAGCGTTTGAAACAGAAGAAAAAGCCCCTGTTTTTTCCGTATCGGATGGAATCCCGGAGTGCCAGATGTAAAATTCCCCTTCCAGCTTTATTTCTGAATTTCCAACACCAAAATCCGTTACTGCCGTTCCGCCGAATGTCGGTTCATAACTGATCCGGAATTTGAAATTTTCAGTGTATTGAGTGGGTCCGTTGACAAATGGATATTCTACTTTTGAGAATTCGTCAAGGGTTCCATCATTTTTCCTTTTGTAAAATGAAAAGGAAAAAGCATTATTTGGCCTGTAAAGCCCTGGGATCTGCATGAAATCAATTTATCACTTTCTGGATCTATCGGAAAAAGAATTATTCCGATATTTGGCAAATATGGTAAAAAATAGTTATGCCAGCAAGACCGTATAGACCAAAAACACAACTTGAATACAGATCCCTTTTGGAAAACTACATAAGAAGCAGAAATTCCAGAATTACAAATTTTGATACTGGTTCGAGAATTTCAACAATTCTTGACGCTGTTTCATGGATTCTTGCAAATGGCGACATTGATACATTAAATGGCTTCCAATATGCAATTTTGGAAGGTGTTTATAATGCTTTCGGCTTCAAAAGGCTCCCAGGAAAGGAATCAACTGGAATTATCCGGATTGAATATGACCAACATGAAGCAGATTTTCCCATTCCAGTGTTTACGATTGACCTTTTTGGCCTTGAATTCAAGTCTTCGGCTGCCACAACAATTCAACTGGGTCAAACTTCTGTTGAAATTGAAGTAAAAGCTGTTTTACCAGGGCAAGATTACAATATCAGGGCAAATTCAATTGATACGCTGGACGGCCTGGGGACGGTCAATTTGTCGCTTCCTTCAGGGGTCCGCTTTGTTAATACTTTTGATTTTACTGGCGGGACTGAATTTGAATCTGAAGAATCAAGACTTCAGCGGTTTCAAGGTTTTATCGCTTCATTAAACAGGGCAACACCGATTGGAATATATAATGCTGTTGTCCAATTGCCTGGAATAGCCGGAGCTGAAGTTGTCACAAATTTAAACCCATATTCAAAATTATTTGAAACAGGATGGATCAATATTTACATTTCTGACGGAACAACAAATCCGCCACAAGAATTAATTGATCTTGTTAAAAATACAATTACAGGTGTCCCTTCAGATCCGGTAAATTATCCCGGTTATGCTGCTGCCGGAACCTATGTTTATGTTTCCCCTGTCCCTGTAATTGGGATTACTGCAAAATATTCACTTGATATTCAGGATACAACAAAACTGACCATTGAAGACGCTATAAGTATAGCTAACAATGCTGTTGTCCGATATTTGAACACCTTGCCGATTGGTTATGATATTCTATTCGATCAAATTGAAGCCACAATTCTTAAATCTCATTTTGACTTTTATAAAGTAACTATTACTGAATTACATGGGAGAATCATTGATACTGAAGCCCTTCCTGAAGGGGAATGGATCGGGAATGTTTTTAAATCAAATAGCAATTTGGTTCCTTTTATTTTACCGCTTCCCGTTCCGGCTGATATTTCTGTCGATGTAACATGGCTTCCCCGCACGGTCGGAAGTTCTTCAGGTGTCGTTGAAGGAACGGGGCAGTTGGTGACTCCGTTATGACATTATTGGCAGAAGATTTCCTTGAACATTTTCCGCAATTTAATCCAACTGGACCTGTCTTCAGGGCTTTGATCGGGGATCTTGACCGGCCGGAATTAGATGTAATAACAAATGCAAACGATATAAACAAAGGGGCAATTTTCAATGTCATTGAATGGCATAGACGATTTCAGGAATATGCAAAAGATTGTTCCGTTTTCGATCAAGCTGATTCATGGTTTCTTGACAAATGGACAACTTTGCTGGGAATTCGCCGTCCTGGTGGAATGACAGATGAAGAATTTATCGGTTATGTTATTGGCTATGTTCTTTCAAGCCTGGGAACGATCACGAAAGTTTCTGAAATTTTCCCAGAACCGGATTTTCATGTTTTTAATTCGGATGAAATTGGTTTTGTTTCTGATTATTCAGTGACCGATCTGGGTGTAATTGATCCGACAACTGGCGGAATAAATCCTTCTTCAGTTTTCACATTTCCAAGAAACGCAACCTATGTTTTGGTCGATGATCCGACTATCATCACCGAGCTTCAGCTTGAAAAAATAATCCGGGTCCTTGCTGCCGGTACTGCTTTATTTATAGGAGAATATTAAAATGGCTGTTACAATTACAGAAATACCCCTGACTGAGAATGAAGTAAAATTCTATCATCAAGAAGTCCTTCAACAAGTGAATGCTGTTGACATGAACCGTGTCGCCGGTTCGGAATTAACTGATTCCGCTTTTGCTGCCTTACTGACTGCAATTCAGGCGACAATCGGTAATACTGGCGAATTGATTGTCATGGGATTCAAGGTTTTATCTCAAACTTCAACAACTTTTGAGCTGGGACCAGGTGTGATTCTTGCGACAAATGGGATTTTCAAATTTCCAGGGAAAACATTTACCCCAGATCCTTCAGGTCTTTGGGGTAAATATGAATATCGGCTTGTAACTGAGCTGGGTGAACCGGCAATTAAACAATATTTTGACGTTTCTACCAGAAATTTTACTCCGGACACTGGTCCTTCCAGGAAAATTCATAGATTTGAAATCAGGGAAAAATTTGAAACAACCGCCGTTGAACCGGCAATTACTTCAGGATTTTACCCATTATTTCAGTATAAACGGGCAATACCTGACGGGGCCTTAACAGAATTGAAATATTTAACTACAATTCAAAATTCAGGGGACGGCCTGAATGGTTCAACTATCCAGGCAGATACGATAAATAATCAACAAATGGCAACTGACGTGAAAATTGGTTCACTGGCTGCCCTTGTCGCGGGAATTACAGATAATGCTTCTGTTACTGACGCTTTGAATTTTCTTTACAACTTTTCACAAAGTAAAAATTTTATCAGAACCATTCCTGACGGGGGTTATGATGACACTATCTTCAGGGTTCGGACTTCTGGGAATTACGCCTGGTGGGATAGAGGGGACGGGGTATTCCGCCCTTTCGCATAACCCCATTCATTGGCCCCGTTGTTGCTCCATACAGCGGACATTGGGTGGGGAATGTAGGATCTACAAGGTATGATGTCTTTCCGTCTGGTAGTTATTCTGTCGGGGACGAATGGCATAGAGTGAATCGTCAAGAGGATCGGGGAGGACTTCAAACAAATTGTGTTCTTTGTGGAACATATTCAAGAACATGGACTGTAACGGATCATTGGTGTCTTGAGAATACAAGTTGTTCCCCTGGGTATTCAACTGGATGTGACGTAAACCTTGGCGGGGCTGGGACGAGAAGCTGTCAAGAAGACGGTTTATGCAAAACTTGTTATGTTTCAAATTGGTTTACTATTTATGACAGATATAAATATGAATTCAATCAGTGGACATATTTGGGAAGCTATGAAGTTTCTGGGCAATTTTATTCATGAAAAATTCTGAAAATCGTTTAAAAATTTGCCTGGAATGTCCTTTATTATGGAAGCATATTCCAGGCTTTGAACAGTGTTCATCTTGCTTTTGTTTCGTAAGGGCAAAAACGAAAATTACTTCTCAATCTTGCCCTGTCGGAAAATGGTAAAATTATTTTGACTCTGAAAAAACTTCCCGAATGGGAAGGGTTTCGGGGACAAGTGAAACATTTGCATCTTTTTCTTTTTTTGGTTTGTCTGGTTCATGATTACTAATTAAGACTTTCAATTCCGCTTTATAATCATCTATATTTTTTCCAATAAGGACATCATCAATTTTTGAAACAGTTCTAATAACTTCATGTTTTGATTGAACCAAGTTATTCTGAAGATATTCCAAATAATGCTTTATTATGGTAACTTTTTCTATTTCCTTTCTTAAATATTTAGCCTGTTGTTCATTTTCTTTATGAAGTTTTTTGGCTGTTTTTATCTGGATCTGATATTTGGCAGCATCCTGTTCCCGCTGTTCTTTATGCTCCTTTTTTAAAAGGAATGTTTCCCTTGAATGAATGGCATCCTTGCTTTTCAATTCTTCCTGGTGCTTGCGGTCCTTTTCCTTGTCGCTTCTTCTGTTCCTTAAATTTACCCTGAAAATAGCAATATTCAAAGCCTCGACATTTATTTGAGAAATTATTAAAAGTTTGATATAATGTAGTATTGAAATCATAAAAACACCTTTATTCCATTTCATTCATAGAACAAAACTGTTCAAATTCTGCTCTAAGATTACGTTTTGAAATGAAATCCATTAAAAGATCTTCATGAACATAAGTGCTATTTATCTCTTTAAAGACATTATCAAAAGTTTCGTGCTTCAGCTGGCCGAATGCAAGTGATTCCGTTATAACTGCCCTTAATTTTAAAAGTTCTGGGTGCATCCCCAGGTGAAAATTTTCTGTTCCGTTACTCATTTTGTTACTCCAATTTCATTTTTAAATTCAGTGAATTTATCTATTAATCCAATTGTCTGATACAGTGTTGACTTTGCAAGCCCGAACATCATAGGTGTCTGAGAATCCGACTCAATTTCTGCCATTTTTTGACTGATTGATTCCTTGATTTTTGATAGATCGTAAATTACAGCATCCAGTTTACTCATGACCGGGCTTGCCCCTGCTTTACCGCCTGAAACGGCAAGGGAAGCAGCCAGTTCTTTTATAGTTTCCGGATTAATGGAATTGATATTTTCTCCCAAAATCCTTTGATACGATTTCATTAAATTATCGATCATTCCATCTATCATTTTTTTATTTGCAATTGCCCGATCTGTTGAACCTATTGTCCGCATTGCTTCTTTTTGAATGTCTGTTGCAACTGAATCAAAATCCATATTTGCGAATCCATCGGACTGAACATCTTTCATATATGATTGAACCGCTGAAGGACCACGGCCAGGATATTTTGATCGATTCTCTGCATACCATTTAAAGGCTTTCAGCTGAAGGGAATGATCCGGATTTCCATTTGCATCCTTTCCGGCCGTTCCGATTGCTTCAGCTACTCCCAGCGGAAGGGATTTGTCTTTTCTGGAAACCAACTGAAAAAGATCCTTTTCAAGATTATTCAGGGCAAGGCGACGATTTACTTCCCCTGTTGTTTTTCCAAGTTCTTTTGAAATCCGCTTTGCATCCCATCCATTTTTCAGCATTTTCCCATAGGCTTTTGATTCATCCGTTGGAAGGACGTTCCGCCTTTGATTTTCGGCAACCTGGGCAGCAATCCGATCATTGTCTGTTGCAAATTCCTTTGTCACTACTGGGATTTTAAAATCTCCTGGAAGTTTTCCTTCGGTTATCAGCTGGGCAACTGCAATATATCTATGATGACCGGCAACAACCGTCCAGGCTCCTTTTTGTTGGTCAACCATGATCGGAAAGGCCGGATCATAGCCATTTTCAAGAATTCTGTTTTTCAGGGTTTCGATTTGCTGTTTGTCAAAATCCTTTTTATCCGTGTACTGTTCCTGAATCTTGATTTCTTTAAATGGAATGTCCGCGGGGACGGAAATTCCCTTCCCTTTTGCTTCAGGAACGCCTTTAGAATCCTGTTCAGGGCTTTTTTCGGCCGTATCCTTTCCATTCCCTTCAGTTTGCTTGCTGGGCTTCTCCTGGGCTTCCGTGGGCTGTTTTTCGGCTTTTTCGGGCTTCTTTGTGTCCCCTTTTATTTCTCCCTTTTTAAAAAGAGAAAGAACCGTGTCATAAATGCTTTTTTTATCTGAAGATTCCGGCTTTTCTGCTTTTTTCTCCGGTTTCCCTTCAGAAGATCCGGCTTTTTTCCGGCCTTCAGAAACAGGAATAATTTTCCCGCCTGTTTTTTTGACTCTTCTTCCGGAAGGCTGGGTCCATGTTTCGCCGTCCTGTCGCCGTTTCCCGCCTTTCTGAATTTCAATCAAAGTTGATTTTACAATATCTTTTATATCTTTCTTTCCTGATTCAATGAATGCTTTGGTTATTTCCATGCTTTCATTCATTTCATTTTTCACTTTTGCAAGATCCGATTTCATAAAACTGATTTTTACATTTTTCAGTTCATGCTTCTGGCTGCCCTTTTCAATCCATTCCCTGAATTGGTCCAGGGTTAAAGGGATCACGGAACCCAGGCCTTTCCAGCCCCTTTCATAATTTTTCAAATATCCCTTTTTCGCTGATTCCGAATCTGGGAAGCAAAACATTATTTTATGTTCATCAAATTTTTGCGTTTTTGGATCGACCTGGTTTACAATGAAAATTATTTCTGATTTTTTATCGTTTCCAATAAAAACATCCAAATGGTCCCCGTCTGCCCCTTCAGTCCTTTTTATATACCCATAATCAAAATATATTTTCGTTTTCCATTCTTTCCCGTTCCTGTCCATTCCGGATCTGAATGAATTTTTTTTATTTTCAATTGCAATATCAAATCCATGAACCCGAACATGCTTCTTTTTATAATTTCCGGCCTGCTTCATTGCTTCAGATAATTCCGCTTTTTGAACATCTTCTTCTTCGGGTTTTTCTTCAGTTTCTTCTTCAGGTCCAGATTTAAGAAATTCGGCAATTGTTCCGGCTCCAAGTTGTTTCATGAAGCCGGATAGTGTGTTTTTCTGGGAATCATCGAATTCAAGATTATTGCTTTTTGAAACCCATTTAAAACCGGCCAAAAGTAATTTTGAAAGTTTGACTGTTCCTTCAATATCGCCTTTCATGGCGTATTCCTGCCAAGCCGGATCAATTTTCGACATTGCCAGGTGTATCTTATTCAAAAGGTTTTCAGAGTAATCAAAATTTATTTCAACCGTATTTTCCATGTTTTTAATCCAGGGTTATGATTTTTCCCTTTTTCCTGTATAAAGCGTTTTGAATTTCAGTTCTCTGTTCTGTATTAAGAAGATCGACAAAGTTATTCCAGTTCACTGAAGAAAAAGTCATTCCGAATGGCATCATCATAACCGCTGGCGGATAGCCATGAATTTTCTTAAACGGTTCTGAAATCATTTTTTCAATTTGTGGTGAAATTTCGTAAACATTTGCAGCATCAATTATTGATTTATCATAGTGAACAATCATAACCGGCAAAGCTGAAGAAGCCTTTAGAACCATTCTGTTTTTGAAAAGTTCTCTTGCCAATTTATCCATTTGGTAGCGGAACACTATTGAACCCCAGAAGTTTACGACTGGTCCCAAAATCATTTTAATTACTTTCATTTAATTTCCCCTTGTCTCCCGTTAAAGCTGGGAGCGACTTTCAATTTAAACTGCATCGGCTTTTTGCGGTTTTCCCCAGATCCACCTTCAATGAATTCTGAAACAACAAAAGTTGGATGATAGTCATAAATGACAGTGTAGCCGGTTCGGGGTTTATCGGAAAGCCATTGTATTTGTGAATCGCCAAAAACAATAAAATCTTCATATTTTTTGTGAAAAACAATTCCGTTCTTTCCTTTTGAGAAAATTGAATCTATGTCTGCAATTGGAGAATAAGGAACCCTGTCATAATCGCCGGTTTTAAAGGCAATATATTGTGAATGTCTGGCCGTTGACTTTGTAAGTGTTATTATATCGCCTTCTCCCATTTTATAGCCAGATCCCATAACGGCCATCATTTCACCTGAAGCAAGTTCAATTTGAGAAGGATCAAGCCCTTTCCTTTTTTCAACTGTGAATGTTTTGTATGCTATTTTAACCGGATTGAGTGTTTTAATAACTGCTCTGTATTTACCGAATGAAGCTCTGCTTTCAAGCGTGATTCCTTTTAGGTTAAAAGATCTGTATTTTATTTCTTCAGGGACTTCCTTTTCATCTTCAATATTTATTTTATAAAGTTCATTTACTCCAATTATATATTTGTCACCGATTTCAGGAAAAATTTCAAATTGATTTTTCCCGCTGAATTCAATCTGTTCTGTTTCGACAAGATCCACGACATAATCAATTTCTATCTGGTTGTAATATGGCATAATATCCGTAACGGTAAAATAATCTTCATGGATTGATTTTATTTCCAGATCAATGCTTTTTCCCCTGGAATAGAGAACGGCTCTTTTGATTTCCTTGATTGGTCCATATCTGACATAGATTTTATTCCCTTTGATTTTATAGGAAACTTCTTCCTGAATTAACAAATCGTCCTGGAATGTTCTGACCTGGCCTTCCATACAGAATTTACAATCATTTGTGATTTCTTCCCGTGGGCAAGGGCAAGGGGACATCCGGAACCAGAAAGCTGATTCCCCGCGTCGATTTATAACTTCTTCATTTGTTAAAGGTGTGAAAAGGTTCGGTTTTGTTTGAATGGGAAACGGGGTTTCCCCGCCGGAACCGTGCTTTTTCATTTTGCTGCTTTTACTCCGGTTGCCTGAATGGTAGTCTTGTTTTTGGTTTTGTCGAATCCTTCCCGTGTACAGAATTCAACTTCCAGCCCTATAAGGTGTTCCATTTCTTTTAATTCGGAATGATGTATATTGAAAAAATATTCCTTTCTGTCCGGACCTTCAATGAATCCGTAACCGCCTTTTTTTAATTTTTCGTCGAATGGAATATATTTTTTAATTTTTCCAGTGAAAACAATGCTCATTTAATTATATCCTTTTTTAATCTATTTTCAATGTAATTATCAAACCATTCTAAACTATCGGAAAAGTCATTTTCATAAAAATGAGAAGAACCGCAGCTACAATTATTTTCAGTCCAGAATCCTGAATGGAAATTCCCTTTTTCGACATCTTCAATATCTTCTTCAGGTGAAACAAGGCCAAAAGCTCCCCAGATTTCTTCCCTGTCTTCAGCTGAAATATTTTCCGAATCGCTGGGAAAATATATAATATAAATATGGGAACAGTTCGGGTGTGCGGGACAACAAAACCACCAATTTTTCATACTCCCACGTTCTGCATTTGTTTTCCCTATCCATACAGCAATAGTAGTTACCGGATCTCCCTGAATTTGATCGTCCCCGGCCCACAATCCGGATTCCTGTAACTCTTCAAATGTCGTAAAAAGACGGGCAATTTTATTTTCGTATTCAAGGCATTTATCGCATATTACCGGATCTGGCATTTACATTCTCCCGAACCGGACATAAACCGGACTGCCTGAATTTTTACTTTCATGGGCCATTCTAAGAAGTTTCCCATTATTATAATTAATCATTGTTTCGGTATAGGCGAACCGTTGCATATCACGGTTTAAATGTGTTCTGACAAGTTCTTCATAATCTTCTTCCCGCTGTCGTCTTTCAAATTCCGGCAAGTTGTCATCAAATAACCCCAGGGCTTCTTTTATTTCATCATCATCCGGAGAAATCATTATTGACCGTATTTCAGAAATTGGAGCATCCCGCAACATAGCTTCAGCAATTTGTTTTCTGTACATTTTAGTTATAAGTTCATAGGCACGGCCGGATCTGTTTCCATCATCATCATAGATTGCAAGCCATTCAGCCCCTTTTGATTCAGCGTAAAGATAAGCGTAAAGCCTGTCTTTATCAAGTCCGGTAACTTCAGACATATTTTCAATTTCATCAATTCCAGGAGCTTCAAAATTTTCTGAATAGGCATTTGATAATTCAGGGATCGACATATCTTTTATATCATCTTCAGAATATCCGTTCCCTGTCATGTATTCGGCAATATATCCGATCAATGAGGCCTTTTCGCGGTGTTCTTCATATATCTGATTCCAGTCATGGGCAAAAAAATCAAAAATGGCCTGGTCCGCTTCTTCCAATTGATCCCGCTGGACTGTCCCTTCAGGGAATTCAAGTTTCTTTATATCTTTTTTATAAAGTGAATAATCAAATTCAGAATCAATATTTATTGAAATAGAATCTCCGTGGAATTCGGGTGTTTTCAGCAATGAACCAAAAAACTTTTCCCGAATCCCGCCGAAAATATTTTTCAAACCGGAAAGGAAGCCTTTTTCAATCAAAATTGACCTGTCGGAATTTCCTAACATTGCGTATTGTAAATTTAAAAAATGCAATGTCCAGGCATATTGTAACTCCCTGACAAATCTATGTGAAGAATAAGGAGACTCCCTTTTCATCAATCTTCTTTCTTTTCCTGTTCCTTCAGGATTGAACCGATTCTTAACATCACACTGAATGTCAATTCTTCCCCTGACTGGCCATTTTTTGAATATGAAGAAATTGCATCCATGATTTTATCACGGTCTTTTTCTTCCAGATCCATAACAAGTTTTGCAAGGAAATCAAGTTCTGTTTGATCTTCAATTATCTTTTCTTCAATCAGTAGTCCGCCGATTTTAAGAAGAAGTGAAAAAATCAATTCGTCCCTTTGCAGTCCATTCTTAACATAAGAATTAATTGCATCGGAAATCATTGTTTTGGACTTAGCGGAAAGAAGATAAACAATATCGGCAAGTGTTTGTTCGCGGTTGCCTTCCTTGTTGTCTTTGGCTTCTTTCAGGCGTTGCTTATCAGCTTCTTCTTTTGCCTTTTTATCAGCTTCTTCTTTTGCCTTTTTATCGGCTTTTTCCTTTGCCTTTCTGTCGGCTTCTTCCTGGGCTTCTTCAGCTGCCTTTTTATCGGCTTCTTCCCTTGCCTTTCTGTCCGCCTCTTCCTGGGCTTTCAGTTCTTCCCCTTTTTGGGCTTCCTTGTCAGCAGCTTCCCTGTCGGCTTTTTCCTTGGCTTCTGCTTCTGCTTTCTCTTCAGCTTCCTGGGCTTTTTTCACAGGGTCTTCTTCGTCTTCTTCTTCGTCTTCAGGGAATATTTCAGAAAATTCAATCCCTTTTTCCTTTAGCCATATTGAAACGGCTTCTGCTTCATTTTTTAGTTCACCGGATTTAATCGCTTCTGAAAGGCCTTCTTTCACTTTTACGATTTCTTCCGGACTTAATTTTTTTTCTTCTGACATATTTTATTCCTTAAATTTAAGTATTACATTGAATGTAACGGATCTGTTATTATCGGTTATCATCTTTTTACGAAAAAGTCTGGGTTTATTCCCATCCGTTCAAGTCTGTCCCGCTGAATATCAGCTGCATTTTTGTTTTCCGGTTTTTTTGACGTTAAATCATCAAGATTGTTTTTATCCCTTGTTATAATTGATTTTTTATTTCCAATTACCTTGTTTGCAAAATATCGCAAGGCATCCATAGCATGATCCATATTTTTGATAGGGACTTCTTTTGCATTCTGGTTGTCTTTTGCCGGTTGCCATGAATAAACTGAAAATTCTTCAATTGTTTTTACGCAAGTTCTGAAGACTCTTATTTTCAGGCCATTTTTAGCGGTCATCATTTTCATCAAAGCCTGAATTCCGGTTGAAACATCTTTATCGGCTGAAATTGTCTGAATTCCGGCTTCTGCCATTGTTGCCCGATCTTCAGCATCATGATCCGACACAATAAATTCAGTTGGAAGCGGTCGCCTGCTTTTTATTTCTTCGCAATGAAGCCGGACCGTTTTTTCGACTTCATAAAGTTCATCCGTTAAATACCAAATTTCATTTGATTCATCATAATAAAGCCAACCGAAAAAGAAAGGATTCGTATAACCAAAATCCACGGTTCCAGCTGAAGGCCATTTGTCCGGAATTTTAAACGGTTCAACAATAATATCTTCAAACATGGGATAAACAAGCCCTTCCACGTCTACCCATAGGCCTTCATATAGCCTTTGCCTTTCAACTCCCGTTAATTCAGAAAGTCTTTGAACATATTCTTCAGGAAGAAACGGATTATCAAGGGGACTCCAATTTCTCCGAACCATTCTGTTCATTCTGGATTCCCTGAGTGGTTCCCCTGTCTCCGGGTCCTGTCTTAAAACAAAATATTTATAAATCCAGTGAAATCTGTTTCTTGGATTAGAGTCTACAATTAGCTTGTTGTGCATTCCTGGACGGATAAAGGAAAGTCTTGTAACAAGTTTCTGGAATGTTTTATAGGAAATCTGGGTAGCTTCATTAATGAAAATTGTATTAAATTCAGAACCCATAATTTTTTCAACACGGTCCGAATCGTCCAGGCCAGCCCCGTAAATTTCAGCTTCATTCCTAAATTTAATTATATGATCTGATTCATTAATCCAGTAATCATAATTTTCAATTAATCCAAAATCCCGCAAGCATGGAATCAAAGTCTGCTTCCAGACAGTCATTCTTAAATGATTCAGTCTATATCTGGCAACTAAATGTCTTGATCCGGGGGAAAGAATCGCACGGCCAATAATCGCTTTTATAATTAAATATGTTTTTCCGGATCTTGCCCCGCCGTCATAACACATTTCATCAATGCAATCTGACATCCATTCATTCTGAAGGGCTTCAAGCTGCTTAGGAGAAAATTCATCTTCATAGTCTTTTTGCGTCAAGACTTCAATTTCTACATTTTCAGTTAACTGTTTTTTCGTTCTTGCTTTCGCCATTTATATAATCATCAACAACTTTCTGAGTAACCCCAACCATTGTTAAAACCTGTATTTTTCTTGTTCCGACTTCCCCGCCTTTTTCTTTATCAGGGGCATCTTTAATAACATCCGGTTCACCGATTGCCCGTAACCGTCTGGCCCAGGCAGTATTCCACAATTTCCCCAGCTTCTCCATTTTGTCAAAATTCATATCCATCCGCATATTTTCTTCTTTATCCATGTAAGTTACCGGATTCCACAAATTGTCATTCCGGATCTGAGTCATGACTTTATCAATTATCTCGGCTGCCTGAGAATCCATCTGGGCAAGCATCATTGATTTATTTTCTGCAATCTGTTCAATTGTTTTTTCTTCAGTAAGTGAAATTAGTTTTTCAAGTTCCTTTTTCCATTTGTTATTTATTATTAGATTTTCGATTCTCTTTTTTGGCAGTCCATGTTTTTTAGAAATCTTTTCTATTTGGATACCTTTCAGATAATCAATTTTTATTGCTGATTTTACAGCGGGGTCTAAATTTTTTTCACCGGCTTTTTTCCTTTTGGCTGTTTTCTTTTTTGCCGGAATTTTTATATCAGTCATGGCTGTTAAGTATTATCAATTTTCCCCGTTAATTATCTTTTTACACCATTTTTTCGTATCGGAAGGAAATTCAGAATCAATCATCCATTTAAGCATTCCTATTTCAGATATTGCCGGTTTCCCTATATGCTTTGAGAAGTTAAAAATAATTTCACCTGATTCCGAATATTTGAATTTTCCAGCAAAGTCAACCATTCCATCCATAGAAAATTTGGCAGCATCTTCCAATGAACCGAATTCATCATATTGTGTCATTTGGCCGGAAAAAACAAGCTGTGAATCCTTTGAATCAGACAAAGCCCGATGGGAAGTTTCTTTTTCAATTCCGTGATAAAACTTCAAAGCTGCTGAAAGATCCCGTTTTTCTTTACCGGCAAAAATTGAATATGTATCGACATATTTCATTCCATCAATCGGGAAAATAAATCCGGATCTGTTAAATTCTGAAGAAAGAATTGGAATATCAAATCTTAAAATATTGTGTCCTGATATATAAGAAGTATATTTGAAAAAGAGAAACAAATCAGCTGCAATTTCTTCAAATCCAGGGGCTTCATTTAAATCTTCATTTGTGATTCCGGTTATTTCCTGAATTGTTTCGTCAATTTGGAAACCTGGATTTACAAGAACACTGATTGAATCTATTTCTTCAAATTCATAACCATTATTCAAGATCCTGCATTTCAGGAATCCGATTTCAATAATTCTTGATTTTTCTGTATCAAGTCCGGTTGCTTCCACGTCGATGAAAACTATTTCTGCCATTTTATTTACTTCCTATATTTAATATTTGCTCATAAAGTTTTTGGGAAACTTCCCATCTTCCAGATTCAAGCTCTGCAATATAACTTTGTGAATAACCTATTTTTTGACCAATTTGGAATTGAGTCATTTTAATTGAAATTCTATGTTCACGGATTAAATCATTTCTGGTTCCCTGTTCAACTTTATTCCTTGAAAAATAATCTGATTCTGCTGCCCTGTATGATTCTTTTACTACTTCCTTGAATTGATCTGGACCGAATTCAAGATTCAATTTCCTTGATTCAATCCTTAGAATAAAATTATTCCCATTGTCGATTAAATTCAGCTTCAGGCCTTTTATGTTTTTTTCCATCCATTTTTCTTTCAGGTTTTCAATGGTAATTTCTTTGAAATCGCCTTTTCTGATTCTGACAATATCCTTTTTTATTGTAGGGAGTAGGAAGCCCGTTTCACCTGATATTTTTAAATATTGTTTTTCGGTTATTCTTTCACCTGTAAAAATAAAAGGGTATTGATCTTTATAAATCAAAACCCTGTCTGTAAAAACAAGGTGTCGCCGTCTCGTGTTCCTGCTGATTAAATATGCTATTTCATTTTCAGGATTTTTAACCCTTGCCGGTACAAATTCCCATTGAAGAAGCATGGCAGCCCGAACCCTGTTTTCCCCTGATAAAATAATTCCTTTTGAATTGATCGTTACCGCCTCAAGCATTCCATTTTCATTAATGTCTTTTGCAAGATCGGCAATAAATTCTTCAGTTCTCCTTTTAAAAAGAACACTGTTTTTCGGGTGAAATTTTAAAGAAGAAATTTTAACTTTCATTATTTTATCAGGTTTTTTCATCTTCAGGCTCACTTTTTGAAATAATTATATCAAATCCTTCTTCCCCTTTTGGGACTCTAACAAAAGTTGAAATTTCTCCAGGTATAATTTCCAGGTTGTCATCCGATAAGATTCCGGAGTGAACAAGACAATCAAGGACTGTTGAAACCATTCCGTCAATATCTCTTCTTCTATATCCTGAAACTTTGAAGACGATAAATAAGATACTTCGAGAAGCTGAATTATCTTTTTTACCCTTTCTTTTACTTCCTTTTTTGTTCCCAAAAATGGCTTCTTCGACTTTCCTTGAAAAATCCTTTTCCTGTTTTTGAAGGCCGGAATGTTTTCCCCGGTCCGGACTGATAACATTAATACTTTCATTTTTTTTCATTTTGAGAAAATTGATTCAAATTCTTCCCGCTTGTTTTTAGGCTTTTTTTTGGGTGTGTGATTTTTCGGCCTGTATGAGTCACATTTTGAAATCTCAACACTGTCATATTCCCTTTGACTGCATTCAAGGAATATTTTCTGGCTACATGAAACCCTTCCGCTATGTTTCCATAGTGATACACATTTTTGATTTTTTTCGCAAACTTTCATATTGTCATTTTCTCCTGAAATAAAGTTGGTTGAATTCTGTTCGTCGCTGATTGGTTTATATATAAATATTCAATCCGTGCTTTTTCCTTTTTGCCATGTCCTTTCTGGAATGAATTTGAATTTGTTTTCTGGGAAACGGTTTCCCAGCCTGATAACATAGAATCATAAAGATCATGTTTATAATGTGAAACAACTGCCATTCCGGATATTTCAGTCAATCGTTCTAAAATTTTAGAATGTTCTTCAATTTCCCCAAATTCTTCAGTATAAAGCCTGTCCCTGCCTCTTGATTCAAACAGATAGGGAAGATCCACATAAAACAAAGTATTTTTATTATCGAATTCATTTATAACTTCAATAGCATCTTTTTTAGTGAAAATAACACCTTTAAGCCTGTCTGAAATCATCTTCAGGTGTTTTGTTTCTGAAAAAAGTCTTGCTGGGTTATGTCCGCCTGTTCCGTCAATGTTCCCTTTTACCCTGAAATTCAAATTGGATTTTCTAATATCATTTGCCCGTAAACTAAGCCATGATATAACATAGAAATAATATGCTTTTTTAATTGGATCTTCTTCCTTGAAAATATTTTCCAGTGAATGAGAAAGTGATTCTTCAGAATATTCAGTGAAAGAAATCATCCTGATTAATTCTTTCGGATTATCACGTAAAACAGTAAAGAAATTATTCACGTTTCCATCAATATCATTTGCAACTTCAAGGCCTGACCTTTTTTTTGAAAGCAGAACAGATCCGGCTCCAAAACAGGTTTCAACATAATTTCTATGATCGGGAAAATTGGAAATTATCCAATTCCTTAATCTGAATTTACCGCCATTATATTTTAGTGCTGGCCTGTTCATCATTCTTTTTCCGTTTTGCAAGATCCAAATAATAGTTTTTAATCCTGTCTGTTTTAATGTATTCTGGAAGTTCTTTCCAGCTGCGGGGCAAATTTCCCGTTTCTTTATAAAACCTTTCACAGTGATTAATCCAGTAGTCTTCAGCTTCAGTAATGTTTGAATATATTTTTCCGTTTCCTGAATAGCCTCCATCATGGCGGTCTTCCCACGGTATTTTTGATTCAGTTTCTTCCTGATTTATTCCCATAATCCGACTTCCCTTAATGTCATTTCAAATTCTTCATCTGACATTTTAAATTCTCCTGTTTTTGGCTCCGGAAAAAGAGGATGATTTTTCAGTGAATGGATTCTGTTTTCAGTTTCTTCCTGTTCCCCTTTAGGCCGGTAGGCTGACAGTTGGATGATATTCTTTTTATATCTTCTTTTTTTATCTTTATTTATATCTGGTATAGGTGTTTCGGTTGTGGAACGTCTGACATTCCGTTTTTGGAATATCTGATTTTCCGGAAACAGAACAGGCTTTTTCATTTCCGGAATAGGCTGTTTCACTTCCGGAACAGGCCTATTTTCGGATTTTTGACCTGGTTTTATGTAATAATCAGAAATGGAATACCAACTTGTTTTATCATATTTGTATTTGTTGTAATTCCCTTTGATAATAGCTCCCTGCTTTACCAGTGAATTTATTATTCTGTAAATTTTACTTCTTTTCCAGAATCCAAAAATTTCTGTATAATTATCAAGGCTGCTGTAAGTCCAAGTTTTTCCATCACGGAAATTCTTCCCTTTCCCTTTATTGTTTTTTAACCAGAATTTCAGATTATATAAAAATATTGCTTCATCTGTTCCATAATTAACGGCATCTTCATAATCGAACCTGAAGACTGCATTCCCTTCCATTTCCATTTAATTTCCTTTTATTCAATCGGTTCAAAGTGTATTACATAAACATAAGGGTTCACGTAAACATCAATCAAATCAGCATTAACTGATTCACTACAAATTATTTTGCTTTCATTGTCAAAAGGAAAACTTTCATAATGGGAAACAGTTCCCTTTTTGACAATTGGTTTTGCTTTCGCATAAATACTATCCCATAGAAATTTAAAATATTCCCTTTCTCCTTTTACCCCTTCTTTTGATATATCAAAATCAGAAATTGCATTTATCCTTTCAATTTTTATATCATTGATTTTCAGTTTCAGGCGACAAGCATCATAGGGCATGTGAATTGAAGGCCTCCATTTATAAAAGCCTTCAGGATTATCTGCCTGATAATAATATTTTCCGTTGTGAATATTCCAGTTTTCCCGAACCCATAAAACGGAACCAAAAAGAAGATGACTGTCCGACAAAAAAGAAATAATACTTTTTTCATCATTCATTTTCAGTTCAATCGGCTGCGGTTTTATGATCCGTCTTGTCTGCTTTTTCTGGCCTGACAAAATCGCTTTTACCATTTCTGTATTAAAAAGAATCGGTTTTTCTGATTCTCTACTCATAAAAATGCTTTTTCTTTTTCGATTTCTTTTTCAATCTGCTTCTTTTCTTTTTCATCCATGAACAGATCTAATTGGTAGCCGTCCCCGTACTGACCGTTTAAATATTTATTTGCTTCAATGGCAAGATTCACAATTTTCCTGTAAGTGCTATCTGGAAGTTTTGATTCCGGATTCGGGGAATCATCAAAAAGGTGCGGTGTGTTTATTACAAGCGGTGCGGAATATTTTTTAAGTGTTTTCAGGGCTGTTATAGTTACCCCGGTCCCGTTTTCCGAATCTGACAAAGTGATTCCTGTCACCTGAATGAAATTCAATACAGATTCTTCAGGGATATTTAAATCACATATTTCATTTACATCTTCAGCCATGTTCCACAAAGCAAGTAAAAGTTCTGGTTTCGGTGGATTGACTGAAGACATTGTGTATTCATTTTCTCCCTGAGAATACTCAATTCTAATTTTTTTGTCCTTAGTGCTATATTTAATTTTAGATATTACATATACTTCCATTATAAAAATCTCCAAATAGTTCTTCCATCCTTGTTTTTATCAAGGTTCACAATAAAATCTTTTTTCCGGCAAACTTTAATCTTAACAGAAAGTGAAAAGACGAATCCGGCCAAAAACCCAACTAAAAAAGTGACAATTAATAGTAAAATTTCCATTTATACCCCGCTATTATGTCTCATTAAAATATTATAAAAAACCGCCTGTAAAAGTCAATTAATTACAGGCGGGTTTTATTGTTATTCCCTGAAGAATTCCATTACTGGAACCGGCTTCCCGTCTTCTCCAATGACTTCTTTTTCATGAATTTGAAAAAGTCCGCCAAGTGTCCAGTTACATCCAACACCTTGTTTGAATCTTCCTATACAGGAGTAATAAAAAACATCTTGCGGATCTGTGGTAAGTCCTTCAAAGTCCTGGTATGTTTGTTTCCCTTTGCAGTTCGGGCATTGAAAAACCCAGTTCTTGACATCTTCTCCGAAAAGTTCTTTTCCTTCTTTTTTCCATTCATCAAGAGTAACTGTTTTCACTTTCCATTTCATCCGTTGTTGGAATTTTGAATCCAAATGAATCCATGATCTTTTCTGATTCATCCGGACTTAAAAACATATGTTCGGTGTCGGATAAACAGAAATATTTCATGTCTTCTTCCAGCTGCCCTTTTTTGGAAGATTCAATTGCCTTTAAAACTGACTTTGCAGTGAATTGATTAATCCTGTCATAATATTCAACTTCTTCAGCTGGCATCATGAAAACTTTACAGGCTTTTGCCGGTTTCCATTCCTGAAGATTGATTCCATCCAGATACTTTTCAACTGTCCCTTTTGTTGTTCCTTTTCCGTCTGGCGACTGTTCTTTATAGGCGGTGACAATTCCGGCCGGATCAAGTCCCTGCTTTGCAAGGGAAATAATCACGTTCTTTTTTAAATCGTCCTTTGACAGTCTGGAACCGTAAACAATACCCCAAGGTTTTCCCTTTACTACTGAGTAAAAGGCTGACTGGCATTTATAGCCGATTGGAACATCTTCCCATTTTTTAGGGATCTTCCCCGCGTCTGAAGTTTTCAAATCAAGGCCGAATTCCGGAAATTCATAATCAAAATATCCGATTGTAGGAATGGCAATTCCATAATGATCTGATTTTATTTTTCCCTGCATTTGGCAATCTTCAGGCAATTCAAGAAAATATTCATGAAGATATTTTACAGCTTCATTGATAATTGGATATTGCCTTTCAACTTTCCTGAGAAATTTCAGATAATCTTCAGAATCCGGAACCAAAAAACCAGGGAGTTTTTGTTTTTCATTTATTTTGAAATGTCCATCGACAATCAATTTTAAAATTCCAGGGAATTCAGTGATTTCCTTTTCCCGTAACATAACAGGGATTTTTTCTTTATCGAATCCCGGAAGGGTTTCTTCATAGATCTTAAAAAGGGAAGTTAAAATCTTGCTTTGATAGTGTCTCATGGCAAAATCAATCAAGTCCTGTTCCCCGCTGGGTTCGATATTTTCAGGGGCGTTTTTTCCCCTTTCCTTCAGCATCTTGTTTATAGCTGATTCAATCGCCTGTCCCCTCCAAGCCCCTTCCATCGGATAAACAGACTTAAAATCAAGGATATATCTTAAATACCATGAAATCCTGTTTGTCCTGAAAAGGTTCAAGGATGATATTGAGAATCTTTCAAGTTCAATATCATCCAGTTTCCCTGACAGAATTTTTTCCTGCCGTGTCGGGTCCTTTATTTCTTCTTTTTCTTCTGTTCCGTTCATACTTTTACTTCTAACCTCTTTTGTCTTAATAATCCATTTTCTTTTTCCAGCCGTTCAATTGTTTCATAGCAGTCCTGAAGGGCAATTTCCTTCAGGTGCAATTCAGCGTTGTTCTGGCGGACGTGCCTTTTCAGTTCTGCAATTGTGACATTACAATCCCGTAAAGCATCGACAAGAACGGAAACCCTTTTCCGGTCTGTAATTTCCTTTGGATGGGAAGCGGTCAATTTTCCCATCACATTTTTTAAATTATTCATTTGAGCATCCATCAAAAAAGAACCTCTTCTTCTCCCAGATTACCCAGAAGGTTTTTTATTTCCTTCAGGCCGGAATCCATAATAGTTTTTGAATACTTTCTTGTTTTCCAGTTAGCAAGAAATTTTCGAGCAAGTTCAATTTTCTTTTCGTCTGGTTCCTTGCTGAAGCGTAAATCTGAAATTGCTGCTTTCAGAATATTCAGGGCTTCTTCAGGTGTTTTTTCTTCGTTCGGGACATTCTCCGGCTTTTTTGGTTCAATTTCTTCCCCTGTTTTCGGGTCCATGTTTTCAGGTATTGGACCGGAAGGGGGGTGTATTTCCTTTTCTGGAAGGCTGTCTTCGATATCCTGAGTAAACATATCAGAAACGGCCAAAACTGTCAGTATAGCAGCCACAAAAGCCCTTTTCTGTCCCATTTTCAAGGCAGTATTATAAACATCGGCAATGTCTGGATTTTCCTGTTTAGATGAATCAGTGAATTTTACCCATACCCACAATCCATCAACTTTCTTCATTCCAAATCCCTGTTTACGGTATTCGGCTTTTTTTTCTTTTGAGTCTTTCGGAATTGGCAGATCCGTCACTTGATAATCAGCAACATTCCGGTAACGATATTTTGACTCCATTGTTGAACAAGATCCGGAACCAGATCCAAGACGTTTTCCAGTTTCGACTGAATAAATTGTACAAGTGATTAAATAGTCACGGTGTCCGTCTTTAAGATCTGTTATTTTGATTTGATATTCAGGATCAAGGCGGAAAGTAAAGGCCATAACTTCAGCCCCGCTTTTCATCAAGGCCGGTTTGTCGCCGGTTCCGGGAACCGTTCCATAATGTTCCCCGTTTCGTAAAACGGATTTCATCATTTCCCTGACTACCGTTTGATTATTCTTGATTCTGGCAATAATGGCTTCAGGGGTTTCCTGAATATTGCTTTCCTGTGTTTTTTCCGGAAGATTTTCCGAATTGTTCCCGTTTGTTGTCATTTTTTCTGTTCCTTAATTTAATTTAATTGCTATTTTCTACGTATCCAGCGTTACTGCTTTTAAAGCAAGAGAATATCCCTTCTGCTTCAGTCCGGCTTGAATGTCTATTCTGTTCCGAATCCACCTCATCAAGCCGGGCTTTTCATTTCATTAAAAAGTAAAAGCTGACTTTCTTTCTTTCGTTTTTCTTCTATTTTCATTTGCTTTTTTTCTTCTTTTATCCATGACTCCCGCATTTCCCATCCTTTTATATATGAGTATTGTATCTCTACCCAGAGCATTCCCCTTCCAGTTAATCTTGAAGTTCCGGAATGATAGTCACTGAATTCTGGTACTGCTGTGAATACAAAATAACCTTTCTGCAAGTATTCCGTGATCGGTTCATATTTTCGATTTTTTTCACTTCTTAAAACTTTATCTTTTCTTAATAGATCAAAAAACCCATCCGAATCAATATATGGAATATAACCAAGTGCCTTCAAAGCTGTCTCAATTAGAATCCCTTCTTTTGTTGAATTGAAAATCCTGTCATATAATTCCGCTTTCGGTTCAAGTTTTTCAATATACTGGTTTTGTTCTGCAATCTGAATTGTCTGTTCCTGAAGTGCTTCATTCGCAAGGATCAGGGCTTCAGAAATTATAACCAGCGGGCTTCTGTTTGCCAGTGAATAAGATCCCGTTTTCCGGATTGACGGAATAACATCATCCGTAACCCAAAATTGAAATTTTTCGGCGTTTTCTTTTCGGCTTTTGAATACAAGTGACCACATTCCGCCTTCATTTATACATGCGGTTTTCTGGACACGATTCATTGAATCATAAATATTTACATAAACCTTTCTTTTGATATTAATTTCTGAAATAGCATCGCTTGAATTCAATATCCCAAGAGCATTACAAATGTCTTTTGCGACGAACCAAATATTGCCGTCTTTCTCAAAAGTCCTAATCTCACAATCTTCAAAAAAGAAATTTTGAATATCCATTTCATTTCCCTTTGTAATTTTTTGCAAAGAATTCCAGGGCAATTTTTACAGTTTCATTCCGGTTCGGAATTATATCGTCAAGTTTTGCTATTTTTAAAGCTGCTTCATCAAGTAAATTAATGTCCGCTTTTACCGTTGTTGTTTTTCTTCCCTGTTCCATAATGAGACAGAATAAAGGCTTTTGTCAGATCGTCAATAAGAAAAATAAGAGAAGTAAGAAAAATATCGATGGAATCGTCGATCCCGATACCATCAATAAATTATCCTATAATCCCAGGAATCCGGATTTTTCCCTTTAAAATCAGGTATAGAAAGAAGAAAAGAAGCAAAATTCCGGCAATATACAGAATCCAGTTCATTTGATTTTCAACCTGATCCCCTTTTCCGGCCTGCCTTGAAATCTGGGCTTTTTCTTCCCGTTCCTGAGCAAGCTGTTTCCTGAGATCCCGATTTTCATTCTTTATGTCGCGGTTTTCCTGTTCCATTGCATCCAGTGACAGAATACAGGATTTTATCGCAACTGAAGTCTGGCGGTCGCCTTTTCTGTCTGCTTCCGCTTTTGCTTCCTTCAGGCTGTATTTTACCGCTTCTGTCATGGGATTTGTTTTCTGAAGGCTATGACAAGAAAAGACAAGCAGAATGAATAATGTTAATATAATTTTTGATTTCATTTTTAATTTCCGTTTTTTGGTGTTTGTGGTTTCTCTTTTCTGGAAGAAAGAACGTCTTTTATTCCCCTGATAAACTTCTTCAGTCCTATATGATGGATAATTATAATCAGTATATAACTGACAATAAGATTTGCCATATAATCATTTTGTGCGGAAATCGCTTTCAGTTCCTTGATTTTCTGTAAATAAAAGATATATCCGGAGACTGAGAAAACAAGGAATCCCAGCCCGAATTTCCGGAATCGTTTTTTTACTTCAGATCTGGGTTCAAAAAATTTCTTTAACGGTGAAATTTCAGAAATTATATAAACACTACCATAAGAAATAAAAATATATCTTAATTGAAGCGTTGTCCAGGCAGCTTCCAGCCATTTAATTATAAGTGAAATGAACATTGATAAACTTAATTGATCCATTTTTTAGCTCCAGTTTTGTGTTCCGATCCATCTTGAAAATTCATCATTATCAAGAATCATGGTAGGGAATCTTTTTTGTGGCGATAAATATAATTTGTCTACAATATCATTTGTCCATAATGGATTTTCCCATAATAGTTTCGGGACGATACAACCGGCCGAATCACGGCCTACATTTAAAATATTATGGGCAGCATGAATATTTATTCCGCTGGCATCGGTAACAACTTTTTCTTCATTCCAGTTGTAATTCCCGTTTGAATCCCGCTGGGTTAAAATTACACCTTCCTGCCTGAAGGCCGGTTTTCCATAATGAAGCCCACGGACATGATAGGCAAGCTGTGGCGTTATTCTGGCCGTTCCGCCTGGATTCATTGGATTATCAGCGAAAAACTTCCCAGGGTCAATTGTCGCCAGATAAAAGGCAAAATATCCGCCTGGTCCGAAAATAGCAAGGGTGTCATTCCATTCATCAATTTTGTTATCATTGAAATTCAAGATCCCGTTTGAAACGGTGACTCCCCTGATTCCGGCAAAAACAAATTCCTCATAATGAAGTCCGTGAAATTCAGTTCCGTAACCACGGATCATGTTTTGTGGGTTAGCTATTTCATTCATGGAATGAGTATAAACGGAAAGAATTTATCGGGCAAAAAAAAAGGTATATCGAGTATACCTTTTGCCAAAAATAGTAAAGAAGGCAAGATAATCAAATCGTCACTACCCGTGACTTAAATTTAACAATATTCAAAGGCGGGATACTGTCAAGACACAAAAAAGCCAGGTTTCCCTGGCAAACCGATTTTGTTGGACAATTCAACTTTTAATGAGACATAAAAAAAGGCAATAAAAAAAGGTGTTTATTTTCCGGAACCCGGTTCCGCTTTTTTTTCAAAAAAGAACATCGGCCTGTTTGTTGTTGTGACAATTTGGTGAAAATCTTCAGCAAGCTGAAATCCTGGGGATCGCTGCCTCAATCGTGTCACCTGCAATTCAATTTCATTCCTGAATTCTTCAATTGTGAATGTTTTCTTCCATCGGTTACACCTGGGGCAAGCTGGAAAAAGATTTTCTTCAGAATCGTCCCCTGCCCGGTCCGGTTTTTCGGAATGGTTGTGAAAGGCCGGTTTTATATGGTCAATATGGAAA